AAATATCTAGAATTATCGTTTTGGATATTCTTTTATGATATTTTTTATTGAACATAATAATTGCTCATTTTCTTTCTTATTTCCCAAGAATATAAAATATCTTTTCTTTCTTCCCAAATTAACCATTTTAACATCAGGAAAGTGTGACAACACATTTTCCTTTTTTGCGGTACCAATCATACTTCTTATATGTCTTTGATTATATGTTTTACCGTTGATAATATAACCATAACGTATTCTTTCCTTTCCAGTGCTCGTTAAATTACCACCAAAGGTTCCAACATAATACCAATTCATTGATTGATATATTGTTCCAATTTCACCCGCTGAAGAATCCACCGTTGCGGTAACCACTTTATAACGCATATTTTCTTTTAACCATTTATTTGTTCTGGTTATAAAATATGATGCGGTATTTTTTGGTGTCCACCAAAGACAAACGCCCCGACTTAATTGTATTATTTTACCGGTATAACCATATTTATCCCAAATACCCATATTCTCACCATACTCTGGTTGGTACGCAACCACACCACCTAATTTCTCATCACCACCAACTTTAAAATAAATCCCAAAATAAAGATTTGTGTATTTCGGTAAATAACCTAACCACTCATACTCATTTATTATTGGTTCGCACACTTGTCTAGTAATTTGGCGAACTTCACAATTATTTAATGAAACTTTTGAGATATCAAAATCAATATTATTTTGTTGTTCGGTTTGCTTTTGTTGTCGTATTTTGTATTGATGGGCAATAATTTTATTACTTTTACTTATATTGTCAGAACCCCACATTGGTCTTAAATTACTTAATGACCAACATTCTTTAAATTGCTCGTCATCTGTTGATGTATAATTAAATTTGGATATTGGTATAATATGGTCTATGTGCCATTCACCGTAATTTTCTAAGGTCATTCGGGGTTCCAATAACTTATTTATGTGTTTTATCAAATCATTTTTTGTGTAACCCAATAGTTCAAAACATTTTTTATCTTTAAGAATGTCTTTTTCTTTTAGAGCGGTATATAATGCGGTTCTAAATACGCTGGAAATTTTGTATTTGGGGTCTTTTGCTTTTTTTTCTCTTTCATACTTAGCTTTTTTAGTTCTTACTTTATCTATGTTGTTTTCAACCCATTCTTTGTGATATTTTTTTAAATGTTCTTTATTTTCTTTTGACCAACGTGCTGAATTATTTTTTTTTCTTAATTTATTTTTTTCACTTTCACGATATTTCTTATCTGAAACTATTTTACCACCTTTAAATTTTCTACCGGATGGACCAAACTTAGCGCCATTTTCTTTTAAAATTCTAATAACTGTTGGTTTTGATAAACCCATTCTCTCTGAGATTGCGGGGGAACCTAAAAATCCAACATTATATAGTCTTAACATTTCATTAATTTGCTCCTTTGTTGGTTCTATTTTTTTCATACTATTTCTTTTTTTATAAATATAGTATTATTCCATATAATCGTCAATTAACCATGAAAAATATAAATAAAAAAAGCGGGAGAAAATCTCCCGCCTTCTTTATTTTGTTGTTTTTGAGCCTATTACCTCAATTCTCTTAAGTCAAATGAACGAACACCGTCAACAATAATTCTACCATAGAACCTGTTATTTACCATTTTTTTGGCGTAACGAGTCATGATACCCTTAATCGGGGTAAAGTTGAACGGATTGTACATTGTCGGAGTTAACTGGAGAGGTACATACGGAGCGTAGACGTATCCAGTGTCCAATAGAGATGTTCCCTTGTGACCAAGCAATACTGTGTTGGGTGGGAAGTAAGGGTCTCTGTAAACCTGATATCTACCTGCTAAAGTACCGACTTTCTCAATACCCATGTTGTACTGATCCTGTTCAGGAGCAGCATTTGAAACGTGGAAGTATTCGAGGTCATCGAAGATAGCTGAGATTTCAGAGGATACAACAATCCAGTTAGCGCCACCTCTTAAGGTTGACTTGTGGATTTGTGCTGAGATTTGGTTGATAGCGGTGATGAGGGTCTGGTTCCAGTCCTTTTGGGTATAAGGAACAGCAGCGGTACCTAATCTCTTCCAACCATTGTAATCCCATCTTAATGTCCAAGCAGCGCCTTTTCTCAAATCTCTTAAGATTTCTCTGTCGATTTCAGCGGCAACTTGCTCTGACAATAGAGCGGTTAATTCTGCTTCAGCATCGATGTTGTGGAAAGCAGCTACGTCTTGAGCGAGTTCAGGAGACCATTGTGCTCTTAACTTTCTTTCAGTTACTGATACAGTTACTGACTGAAGGTCGAAAGAGACTTCACCAATCTTGTCTTCGAATTCGAGTTCTTCGTAACGCTTCCAAGCCGCATTAATCTGACCGCTTCCAGATGAACCTGACCAAACTGCACCGGTAAGAGTTGCACCAGAATAACCGTCAATTGTGTTAGCATTGTCACACGAAATACAAACAGGAATTTGAGCATCAACTTCGAGATAGATGATACCAGTCGGTGAGCAGATGTCATCAAAATAACCACCATTACCACCTGTTGTGGTTCTGTTAAACGGAGCTTGAGTTTGTGAACCGTATTGAACAATACCCTTACCATACTTCTGAGTTACAACTCTGTAAAGAAGAGGTGTAACAACTGCTGTACCTAATTGAGTAGCAACAGCCGAAGTGTTTGTGTAAAGAGTAAGGTCTGACAAGAATGATTCGGTATCCATTTCCTGACCATCAGGACCGATGAGCTTACCAGCACCAGCACTTGAGAAACCTGAAAGAGCAACCAAAATCTTTCTGTATTCGCCTGAAGCGTAAGCAGTCGGAACAAGGTCAGAACCGCTCCATGCGACAGTTTGTGTTGCAGCAGTTAAGATAAGGAATCTACCCTTTGAGTAGTCGAAAAGACCAGCAGGGTTCAATCCGGGTTCGTTACCCTCATAGAAGAGGTCATAAAGACTCTTTCCATAAGCGTTTGAAGCAGGGGGATATCCAGTGTTAGGATCGCCGGGATAGTTACCGGGAGAACCAACAGGAGCGTAGTGCTGACCTGAATCTGAATAACCACCGGGGATAGCAGCGTCAGCAGTAGCACCGGTATAACCCTGAATTCTCGGAATGAAGTAGAATAACTTACCGATAGGGAGGTTCATGGCTTGAACTGATACGATTTCGTTCGCCAAGAGTTTCGAGAAAACTCTTCTGATAATCGGGAAAACTACGGTTTCAAATGAACCGCTGTCAGATGTAGAAGCCGCTTCGTTAATAAGTTGTGAAGCTTGGTTTTCATACAACTGAGCCATGTTTTCCTTTAAGTGACCTCTAAGACCCTCTAAGAATCCTAGTTTGTCCCACTTGTTAATTGTGTCTTCCTTGATAACCTTAAGATGCTTAAGACCAATGTTACCAACAAGACCGCTATCTAATAATGCACCCATTGTTTTAAATTGTTTTTTAAGTTTATTTTATTTTATTCATGAGGTCTTTCATGCGCAAGAATTGGGGATTCTCATAAGTCTTAGACTCAATCAAATTAACCGCAGAACCGCTAGAAGGAGCCTTTTCAATTTTTGACTCAATCGACTCGGTTATCGGTGTAGAACTCTTGGATGTTAAATCCTCTTTTATTGTTGTGTAAAGATTCTTTGATTCCTTAATTGACTCAACACCATCAAATCTTCTTAGGATATTAATTTTTTCCTGTTTTGAAGTTGAATGTTCAGTGAAAAGTCTGGTCGCGTAAGCAAGATTTGAATTAAATACGGCAACCTCGTTAAGTTTGTTTCTAAAGATATTTAACGCCTTTCTATATTCTTCATTTTTTTCTCTTAATGAAGTTAATTCAGCATTAATTTCTTCAAAATCAAAATCTTCTTCAAGATGTCTTGGAGCAGTTCTGGGTTTCGGTAATCCACCCTTTCTAAACTTGCTACCCATACCTAAAGTTCTTGCAGCTTCCTTGGTCTCAATTTTCTTTACATCAGATTTAGATGTTTTTGTAGCGTTACCCATCTTTGGTGTCATACCAAACATTTTTCCGGTAGGCTTTTTCATTGACATCTTTTTCGGACCTCTATTTGAATTATTTTCTGGATTCCTTCCTTTGAACATTTTTGGTTTGAATACTTCCTCCAAATCGTAGGTCTCACTCATTTCCTCATCTGTTTCTTCAGCTTCCTCCATTGTATCTTCGTCTGTATCGTCCTCTTCATCAAGTTCGATTTCGTAAACAACCTCCTCAACCTCATCAGATTCTTCTGATTCGTTAAAAATGTCATCTAACATAGCATCAATATCAGCTTGCTTTTCGGTTTCGGTTTCATCGGATTCTTCGGTCATTTCTTCCTCACCTCTCATTTTTCTAACTTTGTGACCTCTGCGCATTGGCATTTGATCCTCAAACTCGTCAAATTCAAGTTCATCATTAAGACCTAATTCCGCTCTGATTTTCTGAATTTTTTCTTCATCATCTTCGCTTTCAAAATCCTCATCTTCATCGCTACCTAAATCAAAAGCTCGTTCTTCAATGTTTTCACCTAAGTCAATTAGGTACTCAACATCTTCAGCGTCATCCTTTAGGTGAATCATATCATTGTCTTTTTTAACAATGATACCATCTTCATCACCCATAGCTTTGAAAACCTTTAAAAGCTCTTCTGTTGATGCTCCGGTCAAGTCCATAGGGACTTCATCTTCTACGTCCATGTCAAGACTCATTTCAGCGCCCATCTCTTCAGATTCGTCGCTTAAATCTTCATCGTCTTCCATGTCCATTTCTAAATCGGACGATTCTTCGCTTTCTTCATTATCGGAATCAGAATCCATTCCCATATTTGGAACGTCATCCTCATCTTCGTCAGCCTCACTTAAAGACTCTTTTACTAAATCGCTGATTTCTTCCTTCATTGTTGAAGCAAGTATTCCTTTTGCATTTTCTTGGATAGCTTCCTCTAAATTTCTCATTTGGAGTAAGGTATCTTCTACTAATGATTTTTTCTCTGACATTTATCGTATTTTTTACAATAAATATATCGTGTTTCGAAAAAAACATAAAAAAAACAAAAAAGAGGACAAAATGTCCCCTTTTTTAAGAATTATATAAAATATTTTACCCTATAACCTCATCAATTTTGCTCTCGACCACCGCAGTTATTCTCCAATCACTAGGGAACCCCTCATACTTTTTTGTGATTTTAGCTTCAACATCGGTAACAGAAAAGCCCTTAACCAATTTTTCTTCTTTTTTAATTTTAGCTCTACCAGTTTCGGGGTCAGTAAAGTCCAATGAAACCTTTGCGACAAAATACTTTTCATTATCATTCATTTTTTTAAAGATTTTAAATTATTTACCCAAATAATCGGATAATCTTTTCATTAAGTCAAGCGATTTGTTTTCTTTTTTATCAGAAACATTTGGTTGTCTTAATTTCCTCTCCTCTTCGATATTTTCATCAAATTTGTTTTTATCATTTATATCGCTGAAAAGATATGCTCCCGGTGTTGACGGTGATGAAACCAAATCAAAACAAATGAGTTCAAAATCTGATTGCACCTCATTTTGTTCGCCCTTCTTGGCTAACGAACCAACACCTCTTGAAGAAATACCAAGGGTTGCACCATGTCTTAATAAATTAGCTGCAATATCCGCTTTAGTTGAAACAATTCCTCTTTCATGAAATCCCGGAGATGTTAACAATTTTAACTTACCCATTAGAATATGTGCATCCCACCACATATCTGTAATAAGATGTGAAACTCTATCCAAATCAATAAGGGAAGATTCTGGGTGATTTAATTCACTCATAGCCTTTCCTTGCTTTATTAACTTAATATAATTTTCAGATTCTCTTTTTAGAATATTCTCAGGATAAATTCTACCGTTTCTATTTGGTACACCGTATTTTTGTAATACCGCATAAAATTCAAACGGTTTTGAATAATCCAATAAATTTTTAGATTCTTTAATGATTGCTAAGTTACGCTCATCGCTTGGTGAAATATAACCAGCATCCATTTCAATAAGAATACCTCTTTGTTCAATATCATTTGCTCCTAAAATTTTCATAGATATTTTTTATCTATAAATATGCGAGTATTCTAATATATTTCCTTCTTTGATTTTTTTTGTCGATGAGCAGATAAAATATTTATTGTTTAAAAATATTTTATCATTTATCAATCTTGATATGTAAGTAATTTCATTTCTAAGTTCTGTTG